ACTCCTTCAAAACTCTAGAGGGAGACTTCACTAGCCTCGCTATTTCTAGTCAGAGCCTCGAATAGGCGCTGCCCTAGAGTAGAGAAATTAGTTATAACATTAAATGTTATTCATCTACTATCCAAAAAGATTCCAAAAAAGAATCTTGGATAGCAGACATGGTCCCACAAAAGTCGTTACTGACATCGAAATCGTCAAAGTCGGTTTCGCGGCCAGTATAAATTTGTGAACCATAAACACCGACAAAGTCAGGTGATGTCGCGTAGAACTTATTACCAAGTAGATCTACACGGTTTAATCTCAAACTATATGAATCGGACCCAAATAAAGAGTCCCTTGGTAGATATATAAAAACATCTAGCAAGGCATTCATATGTTTGACAATGCTCGCTATCGGCATAAATAACGTATCTTCATCGCTTGGTCGATTAAGGATACGTGGTTTCCAGAAGTGCTTAGCATTTGACATCCATTTAAAAATGGATGGTATGCGAGGCTTCTTTCTGTCACTCAACAATTGAGAGAAAGATATATGTCGATTTATAATATCGAGAATATATCTTAAGCTGTATATGTTAGCGTCTCTAAGACTCAATTCATATTCAGTAACCCCACTTAATGAGGGATTATCGTTTTTAGAATCTAAGAAAAATAATCTTAGATCCTTACGATTATAAAAGTATCCACGTTTAATACCATCAAATGATGTTCCGTGTTTATACTTTTCAAAGTATTTTAAAAATACTTTAACTGCTAGATCAATATCATCCCAAATCGATTTTCGATTGTTATGATATAGATTTTGAAGTTGTATGGCTTCACAGAATTGTTCGTTATCGGACAATTGAGTGAAGTGATTGAAGTAATGAATATACTTGCAATCCCATTTGCCATTAAATTTCCTCATAGGGAAATCAAGCCCACCAAGTTCTATGGGTAACCATAGAGGGAGTGGACATTTCAATACATCTTCACCATAGAAAACTCTAATGTTTTCCCAGAAGACGTATGTACCAATGATTTTCATTGAGCCTGACGAAGTATATTCTATATACTTCTTTAACTCTCGTGATTTTCCAAGGAAGGAGACACTTTGTTCTCCCATCCTTGTCGAGGGTGTCAGGGTAAGGAGCCTTAGTTTGAGAGAGTCTACAAAGTGTAGTTGTTTTTCATGAACAACTGCAACAGACTCAGCAAAAACTAAAGCTCTTTTAGAAAATCCATGTTTTCTAGATAAACATAGCCCAAATGATTCAGTAATCTTTGAGGCTTGTTTACAATCTGCCAAAGTTTGTAGTTTGGTGACGTAGTCATCACCAAGTACAAGCGATGGGGAATGGATATAATATCCATGCATATTCTTAATACACCGGTCTATAACAAGACACATCAAAGAGAGTGTCATAAAAGACATAGGGTCTCCCATAAGGGACCCTCGGTGTGTAAGAGTATAATACTCGCCTCCAAGTGTTTTCGGAACAAAAACGTTTCTAGGAAACGTGATTAGTTTAGAAAACACCAAGAACGGGTGATTTTCGTTATTATAACGAATTTTCCTACAGACAGTATTCCATATCAGTGTTATAAGCTGATGCGGTATATAATCTGTAGAAGATTTCAGATCTTGGGAGTAGAAGAACCTTTTCTTATCTAAAGAAATCTGTTCAACTGCATACCAAAGAAGAGATTGACCCATTTTATAAACGGGACTATAGTTTAATACACGCTCAAATTGATGGTGCATATAAGCACCAATAATCGCAGTGTATAACCTATTAACAGTGATTATACGCGTCTTACAGCCAGCTGTTGCGCTAGCTGCAAGACGTACATCAATCACTCGTGGTTTATAAGAAACCACTGTTCCTTCTTTCCAAAATGGTAGTTGAATACCACCACACTCGATAATCAAATGTGGATTTGGAAAGTATGAACCATACTTAAGAGCTTCCCCTGTTGCGAACAACAGGATACAGTGTCCACTTTGGTGGGCAACTGTATTAGGAAGACCTAACTTTTTACATTTAACTGTAAATGAGTGCTCTGTTTGTAAACTACGGTATAAGTAGTTAATAATAGGCACTTTCTGTCTACTTTGTAGACTTCTCATAGTGGTTGCTCTATTTCCAAGAGCATCACAGAGAGTATCAGTCAACGACACAGGAATTACTGCTAAGCGTATTTCCCAGTCAAGACGATCAAATAGTTTAATACTATTTTTAACCTCTTCTACTTGACCTCCTTTAGATCTAGGAGTGTCATATAGTGCAGAGGAAGTTAATGAAATGTGGCTATGAATTGGTACTCTGTGTACCTTAATATCATGACACACTTTATCTAAGTTCCTTTTAAAAAGGGACTGGCTATCTTTAGATAGACCGAAAGGGGTCGCCCAAGTCTTTAACGATTCTTGGGCATCCTTATAAACCCGTTCATCAGATGACGGTGGCAACGAACGTCCTACCGACCTTAAGGTAGCAAGGACGACCAAATCTTGGTAGTTGCATTTAACTTTCGGGGATAATATGTTACGATAACGTAACAGATGTCCACCGAAAATCTTAAGAACTGGATAACCAAGTTCTGTGTTCAGACTCAAAAGTCTAGGAACAACATCAAGAGGTCTTTCACTTGTTACGGAGTTATTAAATAACTTCCATTGAAACAAGACTGAAATACCTTTGATATAATCTTCTAGTAACTCTAACGTTCCCGAACGTATTTTAGTTACATACGAACCTTGTTCGACGGCGATCTCTACTAGATTATCTAGAGGATCAACGAGATCTAAGATCTCATCCGTTCGAACCTTAGTGGTTTTGGTATGTAACTGGAAAATACGATCAGAACGACCGAGAATCCAGTTGATTATTTGAATTTTAAACCTAAGGACGGCTTGTAACAAGTCGTACGCAGAGGATAAATTCAAACTTGGGTTTCCAAGTACTAAAGTACCAAAAGAAGCCCAAATAGACTCCATACGAGCCCATGTATCATTATCAACTGATAGGAACTTTCTTAGAAAGTCTCTACTCAATTGATTCTGATAATTCATATAAAATCGTTTGATCCCAGTTCTATTACCGGGATTACGATATTTACATGTTAATATTGACAACTTAGTTGTCAATTTAATCAAGGTCTTTGAAGACTTTGATAAACGATATGCTTTAAGCATATTTTCGTGAACTAAGGTGTTCACATTAAAATTCGATGAACGAAAGTTCTTCGATTGTACCCCATTATTGAGGACTGACTTCACCCCTGAAGGGGGGAAATCCTTCACACTAAGTGGACCAATCGCTTTCATGTCGGAAATTGATT